GGCGTGTAGCCTTGGATCGGAGCGTTTGTAACGTACTCGGTCGGCGTGCCCGTGTATTCGATGGGTGCAGTTGCCGCACCACCACCAAAGGGCACATAACCACCGCCCATATAGTCGGCTGCGGAGCCGGTCAGACCTTCAAAAAAATCAGCCATTTATGCCTCCGCTTCGCTGATATTCCTAAGCGATGCTACGTTCCATACCTTGCTTTTTGGCTGATCGCCTTCGCCACCAACGCCAAAAACAGTGCCACCAGGACTATACCCCAAAGTGGGGGCTATTGACAAAGATTGTCCAAGGGTTGCCGAGGGGGTTGCTTGACGTCCACCCGTCATTGTAGGCGGTGCCGCTTCTCTCGTTCCGCTCGGTGGAGCTTGATATGTTGGATATGATGGAGATTTTGCGGTTGCGTATCGAGCCGCTTGAGTTGCTGTCTGACCAAGCAATTTTGATACTGAAGGCTCTAAACCCAAACCGTATTGAGCCGCACCGGAAAGAGCACCGCCGATAGCACCTGGGATTGCAGCCTTAAAAGCATCTTCAGGTCTTTGTCCAACGGCTATACCCGCCGCAGTTCCCGCACCTAATCCTGTCAAACCGCGTTGTGTAGCCGCTTGCGTGCCTGTGGGCAGAGTAGGGCCAACTGTTCCCGCCAAAGGCTCACCGATGCCAAGCGCTTGACCGAGTGTGCCGCTGACAACTGGGCTAACACCGCCGCCAACTGCGCCAGCAACGGCAGCTTTCCCAATGTCACCACCTTGGATAGCCGCCTGAGCCGCCGACGTACCAGCACCAATAATGGCCCCCGTTGCAATATCGGCAATCGTGGTGGCACCCAAAATAGTTGTAGCCCCCGCAGTTCCGAGAGTCGCTCCTACTGCTCCAGCGATAGGTGCAGTGATTGCCGCAAAAGCAGACGGCGCAACAAACTCAAGGACGGGGAGTACTATTGCGGCTGCGGGCATCAGAGGTCCAATACAAACTGATATGTCGGTTTAGCCTGTCCACCAATCGTTTGCTGACCTTGAGCAATCTTGACGGGCAAGCCTGTTTGCTGCGCTATTTTAACAAAAGCAGGGCTTTCGGCATAGGTCACAGCACGGGTGAAGCCCATGTTCTTGAGAGCCTTTGCCGCTGACTGATACCGCTTCACAAGCGTCTCAGGGTTTTCAACGGTGAATGTGTGAACCTCAACTGTGCCACCGCCCTTGGGCATGACAGTAAACACGGTGTTTCCAAGCTGAAGCAATTGCACCGCACCTTGTTGGATGAGCGCTGCCAAACCATTCACAATCTGGTTTACGTCAGCTTTTCCACCCATTTCTTCTTGTGCAGAGCGTTGGATAATTTCCAACGAATTGAGCTTGTTGCTCTCCGGTGCTTTGGACTTTTTCGGACGCAAGCTGCCCAAGTCAGGTGACTTGCCTTTGAGCATAGGGTCTGCCGGTGCAACCATCACGATAATCCTAACTGCGCGGCGATCTGCTGATGTGCCGTCAAATGCTGTCCCAGCCAATCGTAGAAGTCGTCCTGTCTTCCAAAATCAGCATCTAGCATATTGAAAGGATTGGATAATCCTAACTGAGCTGCAAAGAACTGGTGCTCTACCTGATGCGCCAAAAGCCAATCATCGAGATTGTCGATGTCGGCATCATAAAGGGGAAAGGCGGGCACTTGGATGCCTTGGTCAAAGAACGTATCACGGAACAATTGATGCTGGATCGAGTTCTCAAAAAGGAAGCGTTGCAACCCCTCACGGTCGCCAAACTCCACGATTGAGAGCGTATCGAAATCCATTACTTGTCAGCTTTCTTTTTCAAATCATTAAATATTTCTCTCAAGATTGTTTTGATCTCATCAAAGTCTGCGCGGAACTCGTCTTTACGAACATAGTCACGATGCACTTCGTTCTCGATTTCACGCATATCTTTCTGCAAGTCCTTGATGGCATCCCACATGATTTTGAGAAACCAACCACCAATTCCACCACCGCCAAGAAAACCGAGATTTATTAAGTCTTGTGAAATCATGTTTACACCGCGTAGTAAGGCACTTTAACAGCCGTTCCATTAAGATTGATTGTTAAATATCCAAGTGGCACCAAAGGCAAAGATGCAGTGCCAAAGGTTGCAGATGCAGCAGTTGTTGTTGTGACGTTTGCTACGTTAATAGCTATCGACCCACTTGCAATCGTAACGCTATTTAACGTCGTAGAATTAACAGTGCCGCCAGTAATAGCTACCGCGTTAGCGTTTTGAGTAGCCATAGTGCCCAATCCGGTCACATTACCGGAAGGAACAGAAGTCAAACTAACCGTAACGTTGCCCGTAAGCGCGCCACCGCCAGACAAAAGACCAGATGTCAAAACATTGACAGTATTAGGAACCGCCCCGCTTACCGCCGCAACGCCAATTGCAATCGCCGTGTTCGCCGCGTTTGTAAGCTGCCCCTGCGCGTTTACCGTGAAAGTTCCGACGGTGCTTGCATTTCCGTATGTTGCCGCTGTTACTGCTGTATTAGCCAGTGATACAGTTCCGGTGGTCGTGATCGGACCTCCAGTTAATCCAGTGCCTGTATCAATCTGGGTTACGGTACCGCTACCGCCACCACCTGCTCCACCGGCTACTTTTAGCATGGATCACCTCAGAGTCCGTCACCAGGCGTGATGTACACCGTAGCGTTGCTCGATGCCGTTATGCCAGTGAAATACGCATTAGGAACAAAAGTCAGAATTTCGTCAGTGTTGGGCAACAAGGGAAAGGCGGGAGCCGTTGTGCTCACCACCGTTGCCGCGTTTGTCGCATCAGAAGCGCTAGTGCCATAGCCTAAGAACACCGTCACAGTACCCGCGTTGATGATACGATACTGATTGCCACCAAGCGTTGAAGACACGCACTGCACAGGAGTCGGTGCAGAGGTTGCCGCTAGAAACGTAACGGTGTTGCCTGTTTTTGTGAAAGCATTAAGCCCCATTTGGCACCTCTACCCAATTCTGTGTTGCTTCGTCCCAAGTATATAACTTGCCGTCTGTCGGATAAGGAACAGGTGGTTCCCACAACCAAGTAGAATGATTAAGTGTCCAAGACGGAAAAGGTTGCGGTGCATAAAACACATCATTCTGCGCGTCGTATGTGTAACCAACGCCCGCATAATTACCGCGCAAAGCAACACCACCATCAGGCTGACCGTCCTGACCATAGTGAACATTACCGCGTGTGTTGTAAGACGTTTGCACCCACTCGTTAGCAGGTCCAACTGCGCCTGAATTGATAAAGTCTTGTTCTGCAACAATGACGTTATCGACTATTCCGTTTTGAACGTGAGCAAAGTGTGACATCGCGTCCCTCATGCCGTGTAAGAACCAGAAGAAGTAAATTTAAGAATTGTGTTGCTGCCGCTCGTAGTTACGGTCGGAGAACCTGTGGTTGTACCAGTGTATTTGGATGTTGGAATAGAAAGAATAACAACACCAGAGCCACCTGCGCCGCCAGAAGAATTAGTGCCGTCATAACCACTACCGCCGCCACCGCCGCCTGTATTAACAGTGCCAGCGGTTGCAGTAGCAGATGATGTCGAACCAGCACCACCACCACCTGCTCCACCTGTGCCAGCGGTGCCACCATAACCTGTTCCACCACCGCCCCCGCCAGCGTAAGTAACGGACGAGCCAGTAATAGATGATGCCGTTCCCGCGCCACCGTTGCCGCCAGTAGTTGTTGTTCCAGCGGCACCAGTCGCACTAGCGCCGCCGCCACCGCCGCCACCATAATTAGGGGTAATTGTTCCGCTTACGCCGTTTCCACCGCTATTTCCTTGAGATGGTGAAGTACTAGGCGTGTTACCAGCGCCCGCAGTTTGATTATAACCGCCACCGCCACCGGACCCGCCTGAAGCACCGTTTGTCAGTCCACCAACACCGCCATAACCACCACCGTTTGATGTAATAGTCGTTAAACCAGTACCAGAAATAGAGCTATTAGCTCCGCTTGTACCGTTTACATTGAATCCATTACTTGTCCCGCCAGCACCAACTGTAACGGTATAAGTAGTTCCTGATACTAAAAATAAATCGGTTGCCGTTCTAAAACCACCTGCACCGCCACCACCAGCAACGCCTCCTGATCCTGAACCACCACCAGCAACAACTAAGTATTCAGTAAAATATCCTGGAGTTAAATTTCCCGAAGATGTGAAAGAATGAATTGTGTTGCCACCGGATGATGTAACGGTGCCACCGCTAAATCGTTGAGAACCGGAATAGCTGATTACGACAATACCTGAACCGCCAGCGCCGCCCGCTCCATTTGTTCCAGCGCCACCACCACCGCCGCCGCCAGTGTTGGCTGTGCCAGCACTTCCTGAAGTTCCATCATTTGCAATTTTACCGTTGCCGCCGCCTCCAGTTCCTCCAGTGCCTCCACTGCTTGTTCCAGAACCGCCTGACCCACCGCCACCTGCATAAGTTACAGACGAACCACTAATTGAAGAAGATGAACCATTACCACCAGACGGCGTTACGGTAGGGCTACCAGCGCTCCATGAACCACCAACTGCACTTGCTCCACCACCGCCACCACCTGTAGCGTAAACTCCCCCTACAGAACCAACGCCACCATTGTTACCTTGCCCAGATGTTGCGTTTCCTCCTGATCCAGCGGCAACCGTTCCACCAGCAGAACCGCCACCTGAACCGCCGTCACCACCATTAGCTCCAGTACCAGCAACAAAAGGACTTCCATAACCGCCGCCAACAGAAGTAATTGTTGTTAATCCAGTTCCGCTAATTGAAGAATTTGCGCCTTTTGCACCGATATTTCCTCCGCCAGCAGCACCTCCACTACCACCACTACCAACTGTAACGGTGTAGGTAACACTTGTGTTTGCAGAAAAAACACCAGTTAAAAATCCACCCGCGCCGCCGCCGCCGCCAGCATTTGACCCCGCTCCACCGCCACCGGCGACGGAAAGGTAATTCGCAAGAATACCAGCAGTAGAAACAGAGTTAAGGAGGAGTGCTTGTTGAACGCCGCTCACGTCAAACCATTCCCTGAAATGATCCAGTTGGTACCAGTAATCTTGACCGCAGTCGCCGTGCCATATTGAGCAAGTGTACGGCTTCCCGTTGTACCCGTAGACGCCAAATACATTGTGTCAGTCGTGATTGCGATTGTCACAGCATTTGCAGACATATTGATGAACGTCAAAGCAGTGCCCGTTGCATAAGACACCGTTGCGTTTGCGGGAATTGTGTAAGTTGCTGCCGCCTGACCTGACGGGTGAAAAATGTGTTTGCCCGCATCTGCCGCAACAAGAGTGTAGTTACCGTTTTGCGAGTTCTGCGGAATGTTGATGTAGCCAACGCCATTGGTGCCATCAGCCGTACAATTAGTCAGATTTCCTGACGCGGGCGTTCCCAAAGAGGCGTTTGTTAAAGTGACGTTGCCAAAAGTCGTTTGCGTCGAGCCAAGACTTACTGCCGTGTTACCGATTGTAACCGACGAGTTGGCAAGCAAAGAATTAGGAAACGCAGTCGCCGCAGAGCTAACGGTTACGTTAACAAGCGTCAAATTATTGACAGTTGTAATTGTGTTACCAAGCTGTACCGCCGTGTTGCCGATAGTAATGGCGGTGTTAAAATTACTGTCCAACTGAGACAGCGGTATCGCTGTTGTAGCGTTGGCAAAAACATAAGGGACGGCCATTAGAACCTCGCTCTCAGTTCGTATTCCATTTCAAACGTGTTGTATGTGATCCCCGGCGAGGACGAGTTTATCGTATAACCGAGGTATTTTCCATATTGCTGGGCATCAGATTTGTAGAGCTGATACCCTTGCCCGCCAATCCACTGGATCGCGGTGCTAGAATTATTTACCCAACTAATCGTCTGGTTAAAGACGTTGTACCAAGTGATGTAATTACCCAGTGTGTAAACCGGACTTGACCCGTACTCACTGTCAACTGTCAGGCTCAAAAGACCGCCTTGAGTGATCGTCGCCTCAACGCCTAGTTTCAAGGCTTGCTTGTCTCTGATGACATCCGTCAGAGGCCAGAGCGCCGTCTGCACCACTGCGTTAATGTCAGTTGTGCTCGAATCATAAAGTTTTGTGAGGTTTGTACCGTTCGTGCCGTACAAATAAAGACCACCGGCAGTCGCCAAAGAGGTCACATATTTGAGCGTTCCTTGGTTAGTCAGGAACCATTTCTTGTCAAAAAACACCGCTTGCAGGGGTCTTAAGCCCGCATCTGGGTCATTGTAGTAGAAATTGAACGCGGCGCACAAAATGTTGTTAAGCAATACTTGACCGCCAGAAACAGGGTAATTGAAGTCGATTAACGGGAAAATGCCGTCCAAAGAGTCGGAAAGTTTAGTCGTTGTCGCACCGACAAGGGCATAAATGCCGTAGTCATTCATAAACAGAAGCGACCGGAAATAGGGGAAAATGGCGTTGATACGCTTGGAACCCACAGACGCCGACACGTTCGTGTTTGTAAACTGGGTCAGACCCGCAGCGCTCACCCTGACATCCGAGAACACGTTGATTGAGTCCTCGCCAAACACATAAAGGAAATTGTTTGCCGAAACCAAACCCGTGATGTTGGTATGCAAAGTATCGTCGGTGAGGTTGATGTTTCCCGCCGAGATTGTACTGAAATCGTTGTAAGACCCTGCCGCCGTGTAGAAGACGGTACGCCCCTGAGCCAACCACACACGGCCTTGGAAAGACGCCACATCGACCGTATCCTTGTCGGTCAATACCGCTTTTGCCGTGGCATTAGAGCCAGAGCCAGTGATCGTAACGGTCGGCGCAGAGGTGTATCCCGCGCCTGGGTTATTCACAACTATTTGTGTAATGACACCGCCGTTGACGATGGCTGTCGCGGTTGCGTTTGTTCCACCACCAGGTGCCGCGCCAATTGTGACCGTCGTGTTGCCCGCCGTGTAACCCGTGCCACCATTTGTAAGCACAACGCCAATCGAGCCTGTGGCAAAAGTCAAAAATCCTGATGTTGCTGTCGCGTTGTTACCACCACCGCCAGAGATCGTAATGGTGGGAGGTGCGGTGTAGCCAGTGCCAGGTTCGGTGATCGTAATGGCTGACACGATGCCTGAGCCAAGCACCGCGTTTGCCGTAGCGTTTGTACCACCACCACCCGTAATGGTCACAGTCGGTGCCGACGAATAACCAGAGCCAGGGTTTGTGACTGTGATGGCAACGACGTTACCACCTGAGATTGTTGCCACAGCTTCGGCTGGTACACCGAAAGACGAAGTCGGTGCGGCAATCGTCACGGTCGGAACCGAGTTATAGGCCGACCCGATATTGGTCATGTTGATGCTGATGATGGTGCCGGCAGCGTTGGAAATTGCCGCTACAGCAGTCGCTTGCACACCATTTGTCTGGTTTGGCGCAGAGATTGTTACTTGAGGGACTGTCGTATAACCCGCACCAGGATTCGTAATGCCAATGGTACTGATGGACCCCACTTTGATAAGGTCCGTACCATCCCAAGTAAAATAACCCTTGGCAGGGTCAGAGATGATCGCTCTTTCGTCTTTCCACTGCCTGACGCGTACGTCAGCGCCCGAAAAAGTGCCCGCAGTGGCGATATTAGCTTTTGAACCATCGCTGATTTTAACATATTCGGCGCGTCCGTCGGCCTCGAAGCCAAGCACATAATTGGTGTTGTTGATGTTGACCTGAGAGAAGGTCGTAACCGTATTGCTGAAATTGACGGTCGAGTTGCCGCTCGTCACGTTCGACGGTGCGTTTACAACCTTCAAATTGCCGAAGCCAATCGGCTGCACGTTCTCAAGCCATGAGAACTCTTCGTCGGCTATCGCAGTACGGTTTGATTTGGTGTTCAACGCCTTGAATGACTTGACCACCTGGTACTGCTTGCGCTGCTCAGGTGACGCTGCCATTAGTAGGGCCTCGAATAAGGATCAGGCATACGACGTGTAAATGTGTTTGAAAGCACGTTCTGCACTTGCATCGTATACTGGTTTTTGAAAAGTTCAGATTCACCGTAGGACTGTTCTTTGTACTTAGCCTGATACGCCGCGTAGAAAGGTACAGGGTTTTGCCACGGTTGTGGAATGTCGGTCTCAACGTCATTGAGCGACACAAGGTCTACCGGACGGCACACCGTATCAAGCTCAATGGCATAGTTCTGATCGGGAATCGGTGAGACGTAGAACGAGTTGGGTCCGTACATCGAGAACGCAATCGGACGCCCGACATAGTTTTGCCAGAACCGCAGCTCGGCATTGAACTGTGTCCAAGGCAAATAGCGCAGAGGAATACGCGTGTTGCCCCAGTAGAGATTGATGTTGAGGATGTCCATCGTACGGATACCCTCAGGCAACCCGTCAAGAAACGCCTGAGCTGCCGCGCCAGTTCCACCGCCACCGCTAAAGCTCACGGTCGGGTTTGAGACATAGCCAGAGCCAGCGTTGATGAGATTGACTGATGCCACCTGACCTGTGTCGGCAGTGCCATATTGCCCGATACCGCCGAGCGTGGCGTTTGCGGTTGCCGTATTTCCTGTCGGTGATGCAGAGATCGTTACAGTCGGTGTGGTTGTGTAGTTCGAACCTGGATTTGTAACCAGAATACCCGCGACCACGCCCGTCGAGTCGGAGAAATGGTAACGCTCTTGATTGTAAATAACGATGCTGTTTTGAACGACGCGCTTGATACCCGTGTCACGCACCAACCGGCTTCTGCCTTGGTTGATGTAGTCGGTAAGCTCTTGATCGCTCCAGAAATTAGCGTTTGCGTCGTGGAGGTACCGCCTCGTTGTTGTGATGTAGTCTTGCAAAGTTGTCATGGAGCACCAACATCACTTTAACCCTTTCCCCCTCCCCGCCGCGACGCAGGGAAGGGTACTCGGTCTACCACTGGGGACGCATTGTGGTAGGTCTGAGGCTGGGTTTCCGAGATGACAAACTTCTCAAGCCGTTCAAGGGCTTTGGGAATGTCAGATGTCACCTTAGTCCAGCCAAGCCTTACCAGTATAGGCGTCCTGTCTTGAACGCCGTAACCAAAGATGTTCTGGGCTACTTCAGCGCTGACTTCTATCGCTTTGTTGGGAGGGAAGTTGTGTTGCTTCCCGTCCCACATATCAGCGAAGAACTCGTCAGACGTGTTCGTAACCCAGACCATTAGAACGCAAGGTCGCCATAAACTGTGATGAAGACCTGAGCGTTAGCCACGCTTGTGTTAATGTTGACGAACAAAACATCAGCCGTGACTGCCGAGGCATTAGCCGTAGCACTCAAGGTCAAGTCTTGAAACGCCGTTGCACTGGTGACGCTTGTGAGCGTCTGAGCATTGGCAACGAGGTTTGCACCATCGTTTGTCGTACCAATCGAGATGTTGGCAAGCGCAGCACTCGGTGCCGAGCCGCCAGCCGAATTGCTCAACTTCGATACCGTGATGCGACGCAAGATAAGCTGACCTGTGCCGCCCAAACCACCACTGATGATGGGAAGGGCGACAACAGCGTTACCAGTTGCCGCAAGAGATAACGGAACCGTAGTTTTAGCAGCACGGTAGTTACCAAAAAAGTCCTGTGTATTTTGGCCTACTGAGTCGGTATTAGCCATTCAACCCTCCTTACGATGTAGCGTAAGTGGACTGAGTAGCCGCTTGACCGCCGTTAGGTGTATACAAGGTCACTGTCTGGGTGCCGGTCGTAGCGTTTGCACGCACGTTGAAACCGTCAGACACAATGGTCGCACCAGTGTTTGCCGCAATCCAAGTGGTCCAAGAGTTCGCGCCACCAGAATAGGTGTTGAACTCGATGGTCACGTTAGCTGTCGGCAACAACACATATTCACCATTAGGGATGAACTGCGAAGAACCCATTGCGGTCGCATTGCCCGCGCCAACACTCGAAACGGTGGTGGTGAGGAAATACGAACCAGGTTGATTGGTCGCTACGTTAGAAAGAAGAATTTTATTTTGAGATAACGACATCATCTACCTCCTTAGAGCGACAACGAGTTGAAGCCCGTGACCTTGGTCATGCTCTTCGGCTTGGTGCTTACCAACTCAGCGATGGTAAGAACGGCACCAACATAACCAATCTGCCAATTCGGGAGGGTGGACTCAAAGCCCGTGAACACGAACTGACCCTGCTCATGGATATAGAGGTTCAGGTAGTTTGTATTCAGGAGATAGAGCGTACCTTCTGGGCAGTACGGATCGGGATAAATCGGAACCCCAGCAACCATGAGAGCGCGGAAAGCAGCCTGTGGGCCGTTTGCATCGCTGTCAAAGCCAGAGCCGGGCGTGATTACATATTGTTCTTGACCAACATAGTCTTGGGCAAGGAGTGTCCAAGTACCAAAGCCGCAGACACCAAATGTCGGCACTTCAGCACCGTTCTTGACCGTGCCAGAGATATACTGGAGCACGTTTTGACGGGTCGGGTTAACCGAGCCAGCCGCATACTGGGTGGACTTCCACCATGTGTATGTCGAACGGTTGATGTTGCCGTATGTCGCCGTACCCGTGCCGTTATCGACTGCCGCTGGCAAGCCGGTGAACTGCTGGGTGTTGGTCGTGTTGTTGTAGAGCGAGTAGGACATCGCGTCCATCATCACGTTCGTGGCGTCGTTCATACGAGCCTCGATGAGCGGGATGATCGCGTGATCTTGCTGCACAACGCCTTCCATTCCGAGGAACGGAACTGGCGTAATCATCAGCTTGAGATCAAACTCGGCGTTGTATGCGCCCTGCTGGACGGCAGGCTGTGCAAACGAACCGGAGTAGTCCGACCACTGAGCGTTCACGAATTGAGCGCCCTGTACAGGGACCGTCACGGAGGACACACCGCCCGTGGCAGTCTGAGAGTTGGCAATCAGCGCAGCCATAAGAGGGGTGCTATTATAGATTTGCACCACCAACTTCGGAATAAACGCACGCCGCGTGACGTACGTTAATTCGTTAAACTGCGAAGTGCCGGTTGCGGGTATAATACCACCACCAATAGCCATCGCTTACTTTCCTTCTGTCAAAGTCCCCAAATCAAAAGCCGACAGGCCGAGGATTCTTCCTCAATTCTGCCAAAGCCTTTGCCGCTTCATCACGGGCGGCTACTGCGGGGTTTTTATAGAATTTTGACAAGGTGTCGCGGGCTGTCTCATTCATAAACGACGAATTGAATACCTGAGGTGACGTAGGTGTCGCCGCAGTCTTCATGTATTCGTAGTATTCCGCTGCCGTTTCGTGATTTTGTATGCCCTTTTCGAGCATAACCTTTTCAATCTCTTTCACGTCATCACGCGATTTTGCCTTACCCTTTTCAACAAGGGCTTGGCGGCGACGCTCAAGTTCTTCAAGCGCCTCTTTCTCACGCATTTTAGCTTCGAGTTGCTCGTAACGCTCTTGAAGCTCTCTAGATTTGGTATCAATCTTGTCTTCCATGTCGATTGCATCAATCGTCATGTTCGGACGAGCTTCTTTCGTCAAACGCAAGAAATTCTTACGAGTTGCCGGATTTTCAGCCAGTTCCCTAGCTAAAAGCGCCAACTCATCGCGTGCTTCTGGTGTCAAGTCTTCCAATGAAGGCATTTTCGTCCCCTATCCTTCTTTAGATAACTTTCTTGCCGTCACCTGGCGGCTTGATTGTCATCTGGTTCTTTGCACCCGCTTTTGACGCGTTTGACAAACCGCCAAACTGTTCAAAGCGCGGGGTGTTGATGATCTGACCGTTAGCTTGCTTATCGGTCGTCGGGCTACGGGGCTGAGAAGCGCCCCTTGGTTTGAAGAGGTCCATTTCAGTTTCCTTACATGGGCATGGGAGGGGCACCAGCCGGAGCACCGCCAGCGGGAGCGGGTGGAGCACCAGGAGGGTTCATCAAGCCGAGATTTGGAGGTGCCGAAGCAATCGCACGAGAGCCAGGCGTACCGCCACCAGCTTGAGGAAGGTTTTGAAGAAGCTGAAGAATTTCAGCGTTTTGCAATTCACCAGCCCGTTGTTTCTTCGGGCCAAGAACTGATGTCAGATTTGCGAGAGCGGAAAGCGCTTTCTTGCCTTCCATGCTTTCTGAACCAAGAGCGGGGAGAGCTTGCTCAATCAAGTCCAACGCCATTGAGATGTTGACGAGAGCAGCTTCACGAACGCCAGCCTTGGGTTCGGGAGTAGACATAGGTGATGGCATCGGAGGCGGGCCACCCGGAGGGGCTTCACCGACTGCGATTCCGCCTGGTGTTGCTCCACCAGCGCCAGCGCCTTGCATGAGCGCCATGATGTCTATGTTGTCAGCCATAACTGATCCTTCATAAATAGGCGAAGGGGTATTTTTCGGTTTCCCCCCCTTCAGGGAAATCGCTCAATAACGGGTCTAACCCGTGTATTAGTTAGCGACGTGCCTTACGACCCTTGCGACGCATTGCGCTCTCCTCAAATAAAAAAGGGGGGTAGGGGGAAAAAGAAGCGATTAGCGCTTCGCCTTGCGACCTTTACGACGAGCCATTGTAGGCCTCCTTCGGTTAGAGTGAACGTCCCCAAAACTTTTACCGGCACTTTCCGCGCCGAGAGCGCTTAACAGACTTGTAAGCCATGACTATCTCCGCGTGAAAGACCTAGATGTTGTGCGTGGTGTTACCGAGCGCATACCACTTATTCTGTAGTCGATTGTAGCGGGTTTAGCGTCTCTTGCCAAGGAGGGGGTAGAAGCACGCGGCTGATCCCCTCTTGTTGTCTGATATTGTTGCCTTGCCATGCCTTACCCCTGTTTCTTTTGCATAGGTACGACTTCGCCTTTCGGCGGTTGCATAGCTGCCTTTGCTTCCATCTTCTTGAGGCGCTCTTTCAAGAGTTGCTTCATCGGAGGGTCAAGAAGATCGAGTAGGCTTTCCTTGTCAATCGCCTGGGCTTTGAAGAGGTTGAACGCAAGTGAGCGTAGGTCTTCCATGAAGATCGGGCTGTTCGAGTGCGCGTCAACTTTGACCACATAGTCTTTGGTAAACTGCGCGGGAATGAATTTGTTCCCTTCGATGTCTTTCAACGGCTGGTTGTCATACTCTTGCATGAGCTTGAGGTAGAGCGTTGCCATCTTTTCCAACGCGTCTTCCACCACCATTGCCCGCTTTTTGGCGCGTGAAGAGCCTAAACGGGCGAGTTGTGAGGCGTGACCCGCTGATCTGACGCCTTGTTCGCCTTTACCCGACAACACGGACGAAATGCCTGAGGTTTCCTCAAACATCTGGTCGATTTCCCGCAATTGGGCATACAAATCTTGCGGAATGTTCGGTGAAAGGCGTTCGGCCTTGGCATTGGGCATATCGGAGGCAATCAGGCCACCGGCGCGGTTCAAAGCAAAGTTTTTCTCGTCATAAATGCCAGTGAAGCCCGTCAAAGCGGTCGGCGGGTTCACTTGCTTCGAAAGTAGGTCCAAGATTTCCGTCATGCGGCGGTTCCGCATTTGCTGAAGATAGATCAGCTTGGAAACCTCGGATTGTCCCCAGTAGTAGTCATATTGCGGGTTCGGGCAAATCTGGATGAAGGGCAACTCACCCTTCAAGAACATACTTTCATTCGGCCTGTCATAGATGATGACATCGGGCGAAGCCCTTGTAACCACTTGATAATCTTGCGTTTCATCATTCCAGACATAAAGCTCGGTCATCTCGACCGTGTCCTCGGCAATCCGCGCTTTCATGCGGTTATAGCCATAGAGGTCAAGGTTGACGGTGCCGTAGAGCGTCGGGTTGGTTTGCGACATCACGATGCGGTCAACGCCCTCAGGAATGTGGGTCGGTTGATACTGGGCTGTCGTGATGCGGCTGATGATCGAGTCGCGGTTCGGGTGCGAGTAGAGCCGTGCCCACAAGTCTTGCTTGGTGCTGTAGTAAGTCATCGTCATAGCTTGCTGACGATCTGTGTACGGCACGTCCTCGCGCAAAACCCCGATTGTGCCAGGGTCTACGAGGTAGGGCATGATGGAATTGTTGAACGGTACGAGCTTGATGAAGGTCGTGTTGAAAACCAGCGCCCAAATTAAAGCTGTGGAAAACACCTGATCGGCGTTCGAGTTATTCCACTCGTCGTGCAGCGCTTGGGTCAGTGCGGGCGTGTAGCGGTGTTGGCTCTCATCAACGCCAGAGCCAAGGGCAATGTTGAAGCGTGTTGTCTCAGCCGAGTAAAGGAAGGACGAGAGCACGTCGATGTGCGAACCGATTTTGTTGAACGGTGCCGGTGATTCTTCCGGTCCACAACCAAAAAGGAAAAACGAGCGCAGAGAGGAATAGTCTCCCTGCCGCTCTGCTTTGGACACGTCGCACTTGTTAATCAGGTCGAGATAAAAAAACTCGCGTTCCTCAGGTTTTTGGGGAATCCGCATTGATCTTCAAACCTTCTTGATCTGCCATGTAACTTGCGGTGCGAGGTCCGGTCAGGTTGCCCATGTCTTTCGGGTTGAAGCCGACAGACTCGCCTTTGACAGATGATACTGCATTGCCGCGTAGTGCGCTAGCCATATCAAACCGCCCGCCGCCGCCCCAGAGAACTTGTTGCGAACCTTCGTAACCCTTTTCAGGCTTGGCGTTGTTGCGGGTGTGATAGCCCGTCTGGTGGTCACCTTCCCGCGTGGACTTGATGTTGGTCATCTTGAAGTCGGTTGCTAACCCGTCCAAAGTCTTGTCAGCTTTCTTTGTGCGGTCGGATTTAATCGAAAAAGGCTTCAAAAAGACCTGAGTGACCTTTTTGCACCCGTGTGGGCACTCAGCCTCCCACGCATCGAAATATCCGTGTTTAGGGCAAGAATACGACCTTAAAACGCCCATTTTAGTCCTCCAATTGCTCTTTCAAGGTAATTTGCGAGTAGTCATTACGGTTCACAAGCCCCGGTTTCACCTTGAGTTGCCCGTCGATCAGTTTGATCTGATAGCCTCTTGCAACCCTCGGTTTGGGTTCCGTGTTGTGTTTTATGAAGCGTGACTTGTCTTTGTTGTACATTACGGTGACATCGCCCGCCTTCATCTTCTCCAAAGCGCGTGACACTCTGACTTGCGTCTCTTCAGTGAGCGTTGCGGTCTTGTAAATGAAGATGTTTCGAAGATGCACGGCGCTCACGCCAGAGAGTTCGGCAAATGATGCCCATGAAAAGGGCGTGTTCGCGTCCTCTGCATAGCGCGACATTTGACGATAGAGTTCGTGTTTGCTCAGAGCTTTAATCCGGGCCAAAGCCAATCCTCGCAAGATAGTCTTTCACATTGCGACCGACCGCTTGCCCTGCGGGTCCGTTGCCGTTCGGGTCAGGATCACGCGAGTTGTCACGCGTAATACGCCGCAAGATGAGCTGCGGTTGCACTTGCTCGGCCCACGCCATCGTTGCCATCGCAGTTGCCATGACACGATCATCTTTTGATCGGCCTGGTGCCATGATGGAAGAGCCTTCGCGTCTGATCGTCTTCATTTCTTCAATGAGTTCTTCAGACTTTACTGTGAGCATATCGCGCTCAAAGTAGTCTTTGAAGTAAGTCATCATACGCTCTTTTGTTGCTTGCGTTGTGATGACACCGATAGAGTTTGAAAGACCACCGAGTGTATCGTTCTTGCGCCAGATATAGTTTTGCATCGAAGACAAAACTCTGACTAACGCTTCGCCTTGCTTTTTGGTTTCGGGGATCGAGGCGATGACGTTCGCTTGCCTTTTGAGGTTCCTGAGTTCTTGGACGACGGGCTGGCCTGGTCCGTTGAGTTCGAGGTTGAGCGTCGAGTTTTTGTAGGCACCGGCGAGGTGGGCAATGACCCAGGCGAATTGGTAGGTGTTGAGTTCCGACGTAGCAAACTCAGCCACTTGGTCCATACCGTCGGCGTAGCATCTATAGACTTGAATACAAAAACGATCAGCCCAATCAGAGCTACCGTAAGCAGGGTCAGCGCCAATGACGTAATAAGCGGTATCAACGGGTTCCTCCCACACTTTCAATGTTGCGATTTTAGGATTTGATTTGATGATTTCCGTGTCATGGAAATTGATGCCGAATGTATAACGATAGCAATCAGGATCAGACATACGCGCACCTTTGACAGCGTCGGTGCATTTGCTGTTCGAGAAGAATGAGCTGCCGGTCATTACAAACGCGTAGTCTTCTGTCGGCGGAAACTCCTGATACATCAGTGCATCGTCTTTGATGCCTTCGTTCAGTTTCCATCGCCACCACGCAAGTTGTCGCGTATTGATTTCAAAGTTGTAGAGTTTACGAATGTCTTTCGTCCACTCTTTCTCTTCAGGCGTTACCTTGCCGTCCCAGTAAGTTTTGTAGACGGTTGAGTTTGGGTCTGCGGAATAGAGTTCGTTTCTCCACCAGCCACAGAAGATAGCACGTTGAGTACGCGCTCTCTTAGCGGTGACATACATGTCGTGGAACATGTTAAATCCTCTGGCAGTCGATTCAAACATGTAGAGGCGAAGAGGATTTGTCTCCGCAAGGGAGGCAAGCAACGAGGCCAGACCTTCTTCGTCTCCCCATGAAGAAGTTTCTGTGCCATGCAAGTATGTAATAGCTTTCCCACGTCCCAAGCTCCCCTTCGCTCTTAGTCCCGCCACTTGGTAAAACAAGCGACTACGGTTTTTCAAACTCAGTTGATTACGGTTGTGAGCCAGCGCCGGAATTTTGTATTCTTTCGGTAGCCCGTCCATGTACATGGCAAGCGTCGACCGAAACATATCTCGGTTTTCTTCGGTGTCAGTTGTGAGCGTGCCCTGAAGACCAGGATTGATAAAGTGCCAATATAAATCGAGAGCCAGACTAATAGTGGTAATCCCAAGCTGGCGACCTTTGAGAATAACGAAGAAATGTATGTCATCTTCCAATCCTTTCGCAATCTCGTTCATCACATAGGTTTGCGTGCCGAGAAGATTATCCATTCTCCGCAAGCCTTGCTCTTTTGTCTCGATCTTGAGCTGCTGACAAAAGCGGTAGAAGTTTTGCAGGTCAAATTTCATAATCGAACTGCCCAGTAAATTCCGCGCTTCTCTGCGTTCGGAAAGATTTCATCGACGGCTTGTTTGACGCCAGGCCATGTTGAGTAATCATCTCCCGCAATCACACCGCCGCGTTTTACTTTTGGCAACCACATGGTGATGTCTTCTTTGACGCTTTCATAATCATGCGCCGCGTCAATAAAAACAAAATCAAGAGAGCGGTCTTCGAAATGAGAAACGGCAAGTGCCGAGTGCATAGGCCAAAGTTGTATAACATCCTCGACCGGCGCGGTGTTTGAAAGGAAAGTCTGTTTCAAAATACCTTCAACAACATCGCCTTCTGTCTGGTGTTCTTCGGAACCTTGGAAGTGATCGACAACGTGAAGGATAATGTCTTTTTCAGAGTTGATGATTTCAACCGCCATAAATGCGGATGATTTGCCTTTCCAAGCGCCGATTTCAACAAACTCGGCACGGTCTTTGGCCTCTCTGACCATCTCTCGGTAGAGGTCTTCGAAGTTAAACCAGCCGTCAATGTTTTGGTAAAAATGCTCCATCAGGCAACCGTATTGTAAAGAGTCACGCGCTTTTCTTCTGACCGCGCCGCACCAGGGTTGAGATAGATAATGGATCGACCGTTCTTGACTGTCTTCTCTGCAATGTCACGGTTCGAGTCGGTGTAGACATCCACATTCTCGATGTCGCGGTTTGCTTTCTCTTTGGCTGGCACGCCGCAACCGGGGCAGAATGTTTTGATCTGGTCTGCATAAACATCAATATGCCGCTTCCACCACCCAGGCACGACTTCGTGTCCGTTATCCGTGTTGCGTGCCAAATCAAACGAGGCGGCGACTTCGCAGAAGTAGGCTCTCAATTGTCCCTTGTTTTCCACAATGCTTGCCGACCACTCGCGGTTGATGTCGCATTGCGTGATCTTTTCCCACATTTCCTCTTCAGGATAGAGGTCTTTGACGGCGGTCAGGATGGGCGAGTGTTTGGAAGAACCCGCGTAATACCAAGACAAGGCACCGCGTGACTGCACGTTCTTGTGTAATGTTGCGAGATGTTTCTCGGCGCGTTCTGACCCGTGGCTGTTCAAGTTGAAAGTACCAAATGTCTCTTCGCACAAAGCGCCATGCTTGAAGAAGTTATTTGTCCATAACCCGCGCTGCATCTTGTTCGGGATTTCTTCCACAAAGATTTGGCAGAGTTCCTTGAACTTCGGGTGCATACAGGGATTGCCGCCAATCATGGCAATAATGCCGTGGAAGTCTTTCAAGCTCTGCAAGGCTAAACGAAAGTTCTCAGGTTTCATGTCCCAGAACGTGTCCTGGTTTTCCAAAAGCCTTGTGCAGTTCGAGCACGCAAGATCACATTTGTTTGTCACATCAATACAAATGATGTGCATATTGCGCGGCCCGCGCATCTT